AGATGCAACTACAGACACTTTAACTCTTACTGCTGGAACTGGTATGACTATAGCTACAGATGCAAGCACAGATACTATTACATTGACTGCATCTGGTGTATTAAGTGATATTTCTTCATCTTCAACTCTCAAACCATATCTATTATCAAGTAAAAGATTACTTTTTTCTGTTGATATTCCAGTGCTACGAGTTACTTCAATTTGTTGACTTCTCTTAAATATTTTACTTTTACTTGTTAATCCTAATTTTTTAAGAGTGACGTTTACTGTTGCATTACCTGAAGTTTCTTTTAATCCATTAAATGTTATATCATTTCCACCATTTGTTATTGTAACTTGATCAGATGTTAAAGGTTCAGTTGACCCATCTGGATAATGAATAGAGTATTTTTCCGCATCAAATGGTTCAAAGAATGCACTTGTGATACCTACAGTAGCTGCTAATCCTACTTGTGAAGATAAAGTTATTTTCCCTCCACCAGAACTAGGATTATTTGTAATCGATTGATTAGTTAATTGTTTTGATATTATTATATTAGAATTAGATGTATCAATAATAGATACATTTTTCTTTGGTAATCTTGAAAATAATCCAGATTCTTGAACATTTGCTATCAAAGGTACTTTTATTCTAAATGTTGAATTAGTGGATATCCCTGCTGCTAAAATAGTTTCTTCATTGACACCTGTTACTCCTACACCTAAAGGAGATAATGTTAATGTTGTTCCATCACCTGATATATTACTTACACGATTATACACAGGATCTGCGAAAGTTCCGTGACTGTATGCGATTATTGCATCAGTTTTTATTCCTACTTTCCCAGTAAATCTACGATTTGCTACGGTTGCAGTGTTAGTAGAACTACCACCTAATACTGAAAGATTATCTGCAATAGAAAAATATGGCAACACTCTATCATAGAGGACAGTATCAGCACTAAATTTGGACTGTAAAGACGAATTAAGTGAATTAGAATTTTGAAAAACTGATTTTATATCATCAGTTGTGTATGCATCAATTGATAAAATTGAGGATGGAATATTTGATATTTTTTCATCTACTATAACTTGTTCACCCTCTACAAAAGTTCCAGTGGTTTGCAATAGTGATCTTTCATTAGGATTACTAGCAGTATCTGCTACAAATCCAATTGCACCACTAGATAAACCTCTTACTCTAGAACCTGATACCATCATACTGACATCAGAGAATTTTATGATTGTATATGTTTGTATATCATATAAATGCAAATCAAATTGAGTTGAACCACCTGTATATGGTGCATCAGACGCACCATATGAATATACTCTTGCCTGTCCTATTTTTATTCCTCTATCTGTTACTATATTTGGATTTGTACTTCTTTGATTAAATAATTCAATAGTGTTATTATTAGTGCCTCCTAAACTTATGAATGGAGTTCCAAATACGTTATTAACTTTAACATTGTGACCCATTCTAAATGGAACAGATGTTGCTCCGACTGATTTTGTATCTCTTGGTTTTTCTACATCTAAAACAGTTGTGCCAGGTAAATAAACATCAAATCCTCTTACGTATGCTTTTCCTGGTGAAAGTTTAACACACATTAAGTCTTCAGATGGTGTATTTCCTTGATCTGTCAATACATCAGATGTGTATAATCCTCTAGATGATATCTCATCATTTAGAGAGTTTTGTGTATTAACACGAAATGGTTCTACCGCATAATTACCAGATTCATCAAAAGTTCTCTTTGCTAAGTATTTTTTGATTTCTGAATATACTGATTTATTCTGTAATTTTTTTGTCTCTCCTTCACTTACTCTGAATAATTCAACAAAATTAGTATCGTTGTAATCCTGTAATGATTTTTTGGATAATTTAACTGTTATCTTAAATCTATCAGCACCTGGTGCAGCAAAGTTTGTAAATCCTTTTGCGTTGTCATACAATGAATCATCATCACCAGCATTTACAACTTCCTCAATGACCTCAAATCCAACTCTATAAGATGGTGAATTATTATATGGTTCTAATATGATGAGTGACGTAGGAACATCTACAAATACACCTCTTATGAAGTAGACACCTTTACTTACACCAAAAGCAGATCCAGTTGCTGAAGAATTTTCTGAAACTAAACTTAAAACTGTGTCATTAGCATTTAATGTTGTATTACCATAAGTTAATGGCTCCTCTAGAATTAATACCTCATTATTAGGGAAAGCAATACTTTCTCCGTTTGTTCCTGATTGATTATATTTTACAAATACTGTTATATCATCAACACCTTCTTCTGGAGGTAATATAAAATTCTTTATTGTTCCAACTATTCCTGAAATTTGTCCTCTTACTCTTGTTCCTTTTCCGCCATTATTTGCAACTAATTCATTCAGATATACTGATACGTCGATTCCTAAATGATTTGGATTAACTTTAACAGAAAAGTAAGATGCATCATATTCCACGCCACCTGGAATGACCATCGAACCTTCCTTAAATATATGCTTACCAAAGGATTCGACCTGATTTTGTAAAATTGACTGTAATCCAGTTAATTCTCTTGCTTGAACTGGATGTCCTGGTCGAAATAAAATCTTATAGAAATTTTTCGCCTGATCAAAATCATCATAATATGGGTTGATATTTAAATTAGTCTTTTGTGGCATTGTTAGAATTCGAGTATGATTTTAATGTCTTCCTTTTGACGAGAGTTTCTCACGATTTCAGGTCTATTGTCTAAGTAGACTATTTCTCCTGACCCTTTATTTATCTCAGATTCAGATAACCCTGCATTAAAATTAATTCCCAAGTTTATTAATTTGTTACCAGTTGGATTATCGGTTCCCTTTGAGAATGATACATCAATTGAACCTGAAAACCCAGATGTTTTACCTTCAATGTCATTTGCAGTGTTTGCTGATTCAAATTGATAAATTCTACCTATAGTTGAGATACCAGTATAATCTGTTTGATCATAACTTGTTTTATTAAAATGTAAAGAGCGATCTCTAAAGTATTTTAATACCTTAGTTTCTTTATCATACGAAGCAACAAATGCAGTTGCTACTTTACCATTATTTGGTGAAAGTGTAAGAAGTTGACTAATTTCTTCCCCAACTTGAGGTGTCCCTGAAACTGTTGAGAACTTAAATGCCTCTAACGATGAATAAGTTGTGTCAGTATATACGTCATCCGTACCAACT